TCAATACCTGGCTCTGGAAGCGGTAAAAGATGTTCTCGATCGTCTTAGATTCGCCATTATACGGAGCTGTCGGGCGGTGGATACGGCTGATCTTCGAGAAAAGCCCCAGCGCCGCGTTCTTCTTGTGGCCGCCTTGGTTGTCGCACACGATCTCGTAGGGTTTGTGCCGGCTCGTCTGGATAGCCATGCGGAAAGCATGGTACTGGGCGATATAGTCCTCGTTGTCGCTGATGTAATAGCCAAGAAGCACCTCGCTGTAGGCGTCCACCACCTCGTACACGCTTGTAGTGCACTTGTTTCCGTTCTCATCACGGTAGTAGAGGTTCAGCTTCGTGCCGTCGCCATACCAGAGGCTGTCACGACGGCCCGGAAGGATGGTCCGGTGCTTGCGGTCATAACGCTGGTGCGCCTTCATTTCCCCATAGACCGCATCATACCACAGAGGTTCGACACGCGGGCTGTTGAACCATTCGCGGAGGCTACGGGGACTCTTCAGAGGCTTCCAGCCACGTTCCGGAGCGACACGGTTGTACTCCTCGAAGATCTCCATGTCAGTATAAACCGGAACGCGGCTGCGTTTCAATGCTACAAGGTAACGCCCGCCGTCCTCCTCGATCTTCAGCGTGTTGCTGTTGCCGTATTTACCGCTCACAAGCACACCGTAGTTGTCGGGACGGAACTTGTTTATCAGGGCTTTCAAACGCCCCACACTGCCCGGAAGGCTGTGCCCGTACACCGGACGCCATTCCTCACTCGTGACAAGCAGAAGCTCCCAAAGGTTACGGCGGAAACCGGTCAGCTTGTTATTGGATGAACTCAAGCGTTTGAACTCTTCCATCAGCGCGTTCAGTACCGAGGCATTCCAAGTGTATTCCTTCTTCACATCTACGGGAAGAGCGACCATCTCACCGTTCTTGTCGTAGCGGTACTCCTCAAAAAAGCGTTCGGCTTTCTCGTCTTTCTTCACTATGTTACGAATCATTTCCTGTCTCATTTGCTGTTCAGGTTCTCCTTTGAGAAGAACCCAACGTCGTTTATACTTTTCGGGAAGGGAGGAATAGGCATACAGAGCCGGATTATTTTCACCACCGCCACGGGAAACGACATCCAGTTTTTCTCGGGACAGCTGGCTATTCAAAGTGCCTTTGGGCATTATATCCAGCAACTCTTTGTAAGTTACACACAATATATTATCAAAGTATTCCATCTCCCAGCTTGATTATCAATCCTCTAAATCATTCAAAGGGACATGCTTCTTCAGCAGCCGCACGGAGATCCCGAAATTCAACACTACGAGAAGTTCCAGCAGCGGATTAATAAAAAAGATAGAGAGCAGGATCCCGAAACTCATACAGAAGTAAAGTACGCAAAAGCGCTGTTTTCGTTTCAGACGAGCAAACCAGTGCAGCTGGTCGCTGAACAATGTCATCAAATCATTTTTCATGGCTACTTGTATTTTGAGGATTACCACCTACTTTGGATCCACCGCGCTCAATGGCGAGCTTACGAATGGAACGGGCCAGTTTGCTGTTCTTACGGAAGGCAAGCGCATGACTCACCATCACGTTTGTACAGCCCATCAGTTCGGCAATTTTATTCACCTCACCGTATTCTACAACTATTCGTTCTTTCATACTATCTAATATTTAAATTATCGTAGTGGGCAGTCGCGGATTCGAACCGCGGACCATAACCTCTCCACTATAGGAGTTTAGTTTGTTCTACCAGCTGAACTAACCACCCGAGAAAATTATTAAAGCTCCTTTATCGCATCCTCCGGAACACATATTACAGTCCAAACCTGACCATTTTTCATATAATCGATATTATATTCCCGCACGAACGTACAAATGTTATAATCCCAGTCACGAACTATACCATCAATGATCTCACCATTTCTCTTGGTGATTCTCACACTTTGTCCCTTTTTAAATTTTGCTTCCATTTTGCTTCTTTTTAAATTCTCATTGTTACCTCAAGCCTTTTTTGTAGCTTTGGGGCGTGTTTAAACTTTAATCACGTGACAAATATAGTCTAAGTTTCTTAGACAACAAAGTGTTAATCCAAATAATTTAGATTTATGAGCGTTTTTTCTAAGAATCTTAGATATTTAAGGGAGAGTAGGGGACTTAAATTAGATGAATTTGAGTTTCTGGGTATCAAAAAAGGTACAATGTCAAACTATGAACTGGGTAATACAGAACCTAAATTGAGTTTGTTATGTGAAATATCTAAGTTTTTTAGAATATCAATCGACGACTTTCTTTTAAAAGATATAGAAGCCGAAAAAATTACACCAGTAGTAACGGAAACAGCTCCTCCAGAAACAGCTAACAATAATTTTAGGGAGCTTCTGGATATTTTAAGGGAAAAAGACTCCACCATTCGAGAAATGGCAGAGGAAATAGGGATGCTCAAACAGACAATTACACAACTTAAACAGGACAAGTCGGGGCGTGTTTCGGATGCAAGCGATTCTACGGTTGCCAATGCCATCTAAAACGTGTTTTATGGGGAAAGGGAGGCAAAAACAGTTAAATCACTATTTTACAGCAGAATATATAAAAATACAGGGGAGTAAATAAATATTATCTATATACAATTTACCCCCTACAATATTATAAAAACCGATGAATACCAAATAAAAAAAAGATATTTCCCCGTTTTATTAGAACAAAATAGGCACAAAAATGAATAACCAAATGAATAACCAATCAAAACATTTCGTTTTTGTAATAGCTTAAATGAATAACCAAATGAATAAGCAAGTGAATAACCTTTCCACTTTTTAAGACGTTCAAAGCGTTCAAACGGATAAATACAGCTTTCCATCATAGTTTGACACTTATAAGGGCAAAAAAAAGCCGCTTTTGCGGCTTTTTTTTGCGTTCTAAGGCATTTATCCCTTTCTGGTACATGTTATCAAGCGAGACTGAATAATCATTGCACGTTTCGTGTATTTGGCAATGTCATCAACCAGTCCAGCATGTAAAAGACTACTCTTAGTGATTCCGACCTGTTTCTCCGTCAGAGTTTCAAAAATGGCCGATATACTACCAAAGTAGATGTTCTTTTTCTCAAAAATCAAATGTACATGGATAACTTTACTCATGATATACGGTATTTATTTCACTGCAAATATACCAAATATCAACTATATGGAATAATTTCAATAAATAAAAATAGGAGAGAAGCGAAGCGCTCCCCTACTCCACTTGCATAAATTACACCATTTGGTTATCTTTGTATATGGAAGTATGACCTGGGCAAAGCATCGGAGTAAAATAATACCATACTGCCTGAATTCTCCCCTACTCCACTCCTAATGTAAAGAGATTCATTTGAACGGCGTTCAAACAAGGTTCAAATGTAAGCTCGATGTAAAGCGATGTAAACGCTTCGTTTTTCCACCCAGCTCACTCCTACCCCGTTCTAACGCTTTGAAAACCAAAGCAATCAGATATTTTCAGACCGACCGAACTTTGACACGCATCGTTTCTCCCCCCTTACATGCGGATGCTGAAGAACCGGGGTATTATGGTGGAAATATTCATTGGCCACATCAACAAGAACGATGAAGGCGACAAGGGACTGGACGACCTCTTGGCCGACAAACTGGCCGGCCATGAAGAGGAACTGGCCGAAGACTTGGAATTTGCCTGCAACGAGAAATCAGGGATGGGTAAATATGTAGAAGTATTCAAAATCACTACATGGAATGACCAGAAGCTACGGGAATTATGGAACCTGCACAGCCATGAGAAATTTGCCGAGCAACATCGAGAGGTCCTGCAGGAACTTCCGGAATTTATCTTTGGCCGCTATGCATGGAAATTTGATGAGAACGGTAAACTGGTATCTGCCCTACCCTATGATGAAGATGAGAAGTTTTGGAATGAGGACTATAAAGAAACAAACGGCAACAGAGTACCGGTGTTTGAATATGACTATGTGGCTGCCAAAACCTTTTTTCAGAACCGGGGTATCGGTCGTTATCGCCTGCTCGATACCAAACTTTGGACATATATCCATCTGGAACCACCGGTAGTCCGGACCATTGACGTGGAGGACGCACGCGATTTCATGTTTGCTTTTGCCGAACAGAACTGCAGCCGTTTCGTTAACAATCAGCTGCTTAAGGGTGGTTCGCAATATGTCGGGCCGTTCCAGATGTCAAGACTCGCTTTCATCCAGCCGAATTTTATCTCTCCGTCACGTGACGAGCAATATTTCTATTTCCGTGACCATTGCTGGCATATTACCCAGCATGAGGTCAAGGAAGTGGGTTATGAAAGTATCACCCACCAGATATGGGATGAACAGCGAAAAAACACTGATGTCAAGTATCTCGGCCGCCCTCTCATTGTTTTCAGGGAGAAAGATGGCAAGTATGACTATGAACTCTCTTCGGACGGCAAGAAATGCCACTATCTTCAGTTCCTGATTAATACAAGTAATTTCACTTGGAGAAAGAAGCCGGAAGAAATTGAGGAAAACGAAATCTACGAAAATAATCTTCATTTGCTTTCAAAGATGTGCGCTATCGGTTACATGCTGATGGAATGCAAAGACGCGAATGTGACACGTGCCGTTATCGGTATGGACGGCAAACAGTCAGAAGTTGGTGACAGCAATGGACGTAGCGGTAAGTCACTTGTCGGCGAGCTGATGCGCCAGGTTGTCGATACTGTTTATATATCCGGAAAACGGACGGATATTTTCAACGACAGTTTTATTTGGAATGACATTGACGAACGTACCCGCCTGGTATTCATCGACGATGTCATGCTGAATTTCAATTTCGAATTTCTGTTTCCCAATCTTACTGGGGACTGGACCGTAAACAAAAAAGGAGGCGCACGTATCACTTATCCATTCGCTAAATCGCCCAAAGTATATATCCCCACTAACCATGCCATCCGCGGTACCGGTTCCAGTTATACCGACCGGCAATGGCTGATAGCCTTTTCCGATTTTTATAATGACAAGCACAAACCCATGGATGATTTCGGGGTACTATTCTTTTCCGAATGGGACTTCACACAATGGAACCTGACCTGGAACATGCTGGCCAATTGCATACAACTCTATCTTAGATTCGGGGTCGTACAGGCACCGGGCGAACGCTTGCAACAGCGTAAGTTAAGGCAGGAGATTGGAGAGACCATCATATCCTGGGCGGATGAATACTTCAGCAGTGAAGAACACTGCCGCCGTACCCCTCGCAAGGAGATTTATGATAATTTTTGTAACTATGATCCGCAGCAGCGCAAGTACATTACTTCTACCGCCTTCAAGGACAAGATAAAAAAATATTGCGAATGGAAAGGCTGGATATTCAACCCGCACAAGTATGATGCCAAAAGTGGCTTACCTCTCTTTCTGGACAAGGATGGGAAACCGGTTATAGATGATAAATCCGGTGGAGTGGAATACTTTACCATAGGAAAGACAGCTGGAGAACAGTCCCCCCAGAATGACCCGTTTGACTCATCAATTAGCAATCCGGACAACAAACTTGCATTCTGATGAACGAGGCGTATTCCAATATCATAGCCAGGCTTGTGCCTCTCTACGACATGGCTCCGCAACGTTTCATGGCATTCTACAATGCGGTATATCTGATGTGCATTGATTTGCCGGAAGGTTACCGGTTTCGTATTTCAGACCGCTGCCAGGGAAAGGACCTGGCACTGTTTCGGGACATCGTGAAGACTCTCATTGCAGAGCAACCTTATAACAAATATATGGGACAATTGGAACTGTCGGATGATATGGAGTATGTACGGCGGACAACCGGCTTTAAACCTTCTGCAAACCGATTTATCCCAAGACAAGGAAAAAGATAGGCCATGCCAATTTATTATGATGTAAAGATACATATTTTCAACGAATTACGCAAAGAATCATGCTAAAAAAAGAACACAAAATATTTGTAGTCGTCTCTCCGGAACCGACTGAGCGTAAGAGACTGTTGAGCCGTCTGGCGGTACGTCTCGGTTTCGCCCTTATCCCTTCGGATGCGGCGAAAATCATATCGAATGACATGTACAGTATAGACCTGTCAACGGCCTATTTTATTTTCTGTAGCAACTATAATTTTCGTGGAGCTGTACTCACCAACCAGCGCTTGTATGAAATGGCCGCACGGGGATTGTGTGTGGCTGTAGGAGTTCGTTCCATACCCCGTGAATACGAATTCATTTGCAAAGTGTTCTATCCGGAAGATTTTTTATGACGGCCAGTCTGGGAAAACATAACACGGAGTATTCTTGAAAGTACATATTGAGATTTGTCTGCATCCGACTGTGCGTGAGTACAGTCGGATACTATTTTTTTCTTTCACCCCTTCCCCCTCTCCCCCAACCCGTCATAATAACGATTTGGACAAACGTGCATGAAAGCGAAAACAGACGCAGAATCTCTGGAGGGGTATATTATTCTTTTTTTTTATTCTTCTTTTAAAAATAGACTACCTTAAAAAATGGAAAAAAAATCGTGCATTTGTACGGACGTGCAAAATCAATCACACAAAATACTGATACACAAATTATTATAATCGTACAAAATCCGTACAAATTATGCACGAATAGCGCACGAATTGTACTTTTCTCAAAAAAATGCCCAAAAGTACGCAAACAGAAGATTTTGTACGGTTTCGTACGATTTTTGTACATATATAACAAGTTGAAAATTAGCCATATAACAAAACACACATGTACAAAAGTACTGCCGCACGATTTTTGTACTATATTCGTGCAAGGGTTTGGTTATATTCTTGGTATTTTGTATATTTGTGTAAAAATCAACGCTTTAAATGACAAAGAAAGACCGATTCGTCTGCTGGCTCCCTTGTAAACCGTACGTCAGGCAGTTTTTGCTGCATAACTTCAACGCCCCGGATGACACCTGGAATGAAATAGTCAACCTGTCATCGGACAAGGAACTGCAAAATGATTTCCTTTCACGGCTGTCAAAACGTGGCCGCTATGAAAACAGGTACCGAAACCTCTATCGCTATACCACCCATGTAGCGGTGGAGATACGTCGTGATGATTTTTACCGCTACGGATGGGCTTTGTCGAATACTGAAGTGGTGGCATTCGGAAACAAAGTGGAACGGCGCATCAAGCAGATGCTTTTCCTCTATCTCGATACTCATGTGAGTGTAGGGATTCCACTCTCAACCGCTATCCGTAATTTTCAGAACAGTTTCGGATTCGATGAGGACACCTGGCCGTATGATACCATTCGCAGGGAATATAACCGGCATGGATATCGGAAAAAGGTGGAGAATACAACAATTTTAGATTTTATTAACCGTATAATCTTGGGGAAGTTGTCCGAGTTTGGGACAATTTCCCAGCAAGGAAAATTAGCCTATGAAAATAATAAACTATGATTTTGAAAACATCGGTGGCTTATTGCAGGTTCTTGCCGTTCCGCCGTCCTCGTTTTTGAGGGTCCGCAAGGATTATGTTACAAACCTGAATTATCTGGAACTGCGTGACCGTGACGGTATCATTTCCCTTCCGATATATGCGGATGATACCTATTCCTTCTCTGAGGACAAGGAAAACGGAGATGCGGGTGATGTCTGGTCGGTAAGAGTTGAAGGAGTCATTCCGAAACTGTCACCGGTAAACCGGGAGTTGCTTGAAGTATTGGAACGCGGATTGTGGTATGTACTGGCGGTTGACGGAAACGGCGAGGTTCATTGGTGCGGTCAGGAAGAGGCGCTGTTACAGTTCAATACAAATAAGACCAGCGGACAGACGGCTACAAACCGGAACGGCACGACATTCACCTTCAGTTGCGTTCAGGATGAGCCTACTGTTTATATAGCGGAAATGGAAGATTTGGAAGCGTAAAAAGAAGGCTTATTCCATGTTTGACGGTACCCGATGTCCTTGGGTACCGTTTTTTTTGCGCTTTTCTTTGCGCAAAAATAGTTATATGAACGAGACAGTAATCACACTATTCGGCAGTATTGACCGGTATTGGTACAATAAGAATTATTTGAAATACTTCCTGGACAAAGCAAAAGGGCAGCCCGTACGTCTGAAGGTTTCCAGTCCGGGCGGTGATGTGGCAGAAGCGGTTGCCATGTCCAGTCTCATGTCCGAGCACGGTAATGTGACGGTGGAGTTTATCAGCTTCAACGCTTCGGCGGCCACCATACTGGCATTCGGTGCCAAGTCCATTGAAATGCACGAGGATGGTATGTGGCTGGCACATAAGTGCAGCCTGGGCATTGACATCTGGGGGCATCTCAATGCCGACCAGATTGAAGACGTCATCAAGGAACTGCAAAACAAGAAAAAGAGCGCCGAGGCCATTGACCTGATGATTGCGCAGAAGTATATCAACCGCAGCGGCAAAACTCTGAAGGAGATTATCACGCTGATGGAAGAGGAACGTTGGATGCCCGCTACCGAAGCCAAGGAATGGGGGTTCATAGATAAAGTCATTCCCGGTACCCATAAAAAGCCGCAGGTGACCAATGAAATAACCGATTGTTTTACCGCACTCGGCCTTCCGCTGCCGGTTATTGCTTCTGAAGAGAAACCGGAAAGCGGTGACAAAAATTTAGTCTCCCAGATTATCAACGGTATCAAAGGGGTGCTTTCTACCGGTAACAAGACCGATATTTCTAATTCAAATACAGTTATTTCCATGCGTAAAGAATTTACTTTCGTCAACCAAATCCTCAACTGTGAAGGTGTTGAGGAAAAAGACGGTAAGATACTGCTTACCGTAGAGAGCTTGAAGGCCATCAATGATGCCATTAAAACTGCCAACGATGCGAAAACCAAAGCTGAACATGATTTTGAGACTGCCAATACAGCCAAAGAAACAGCCGAAAACAGTTTGGCAGCAGTAGTAAATGACCTTGACAGCCTGAGCGACAGTGTTAAGAATGCCACTGACAACAAGGCTAAGGTACAGGTTATCCGTAATATTGTCGGCAAGATACCGGGAACAGGTACGGCCAGCCATCAGGAAGCGAATGAGGATAACAAGTTCGCGGACATTGCTACGGACCCTATCAATAGTTTTGAGAATGAATAACATCTAAACTTTTCTATTTATGGATTTTAAAGCACCTATTGACATTACCGCCGTTCTGACCGCGGTAAAGAAACACAAGGATATCCTGAAGGCGGTCGACAAACTCGATGCTTCGGAGGTCTTGAAACATTTCACTCCGGTACCGGGCATTACCGATTCCCTTGAACTGGGTAAGGTGGAAGGCGGAAGCATCTCCGGCAAATATACCGGCAAGTTCACGGCCGGCAAGTACCTGGGCAAGATTGTTCCCCGCCGCCTGGTAGTGCGTCCCGTTGTGATGGAGATGTCTGATGAGCCGGAACGTTACCGCCGTACCTATATCGCTGAAGTTCCCGGTACACTCCGCAAGGAACATCCGTTCGAACTATGGCTGATTAACCACGGACACGAACTGGCGTCCAATGACCTGCTGTTTGCCATTTTCACGGCAAAATACAGTGCGGATGAAGAAAAGACGGATATTCAGGACTCTTTCGATGGTATCGGTACCATCATCACCGAAGGCGAGGCAGTCGGAGACATCTCCAGCGCTGAGGGTAACGTTTATACCACCGGCGAGTTGACACTTGCTAATATCGGAGAGAAGCTGCTGGAAATGTGGCGCCACATGCCGCGTACCTTCAAGCGCAAGAAGAACATCAAGATGTTCATTTCCGATGATTTGGGTGACATGTACGACGACTGGCGCAAGGGAGAAGGTGTCATTGTTATCGGACTCAAAGAAGACACTTCCGATACGCAGCATCTTCTCGGTTCCAACAACCGTTGTGAGCTGGTACGTGTTCCGAACCTTCCCGATGGCAGCCAGTTCGTCATGCTGACCACTAAGGAGAACGTATGCTACGGTTTTGACAAGGAGAGCGACTTTAAGTCCATCAAGCCGTTCATGTCGGGTAACCCCTATACGTTCGATGCTGCCGGGAAGTATCTGATTGGTTTCCAGTTCGTATCCGTACACAAGTCCGAGTTCTGCGTCAATGACCGTCCGGTGGATCCTGAAGGAACCAATCCGTTGGGATACATTGAGGTGACCATTGCGCCGGATGAAGCGGCCAACAACGGTGGAAAGTGGCGTATTCAAGGCGAGGAAATTTGGCGTGATTCCGGTACGTATGTGGCTGTTCCCGGTGGCAAGGAATATACCGTCGAGTTTCTGGAAGCTGCCGGATATACCACTCCTGCCGTACAGAAGAAGACACCCGCTGCGGGCAAGGTGGAAAAAGTGACGGGCACCTATGTTGTTAAATCTGAATAAATCCTGTGATTATGGCAGAAGTAGACCCTAAATTATGTATTGCCCTTGATGATATCAATGAGGCAATGGATTGTGAGAACCAGGACAACATGGGCGGTATCATACCGTCTGTCATCTTCGGTTATCATGCGGATGTAGCGACCTGGCCGGACTATCCTAAAAAGACGGAATCCCCTCTTTCTCTTGAAGAAGCCGGTACATTGGTCGGTGACCTTGTTATGAAGGAAAATTGTCGTGCATACAAGATGGATTTCACTGACGAGTTGGCCGAGTTCAAGATTACCGACCAGGGAGAAAGCGGCGGCGAATCATATTTAATGGACTTGAATATCATTTCTGCCAAAATGCGGAAAAAGATATTCGGTTTTGAAAATGCCACCAAAGGACGCAAGATGTTCTTTATTGTGACCGATAATAACGGCACGAACTATCTGATGGGCGACAAGCGCCGCGGTGCACTTCGTGCATCCGGTGATGGAGCCACTACCGGGGCAAGTTCCACCGCCCGTAACCAGAATACGCTCCATTATACTTTCACGGCGCCACGCAAATGTGTATATGAAGGTGATACGGAAGACCTTCTTACCGTGAAAGCCGGAGGATGATTTTTTTCTTCATTTATCTGTTATTTGTTTACCGCGTCCGTCTCTTGCTTTCCGGCAGAGGCGGACATTTTGTTTTGTCCTATCCTGGCAACAAAAATCGCAATAGCTTTGCATATCATTAAAAATCAAAGTAGAATGTCAAAGATTACACAGAACTACATCGAGGCACGCAGAGATGGCATAAAATGGCTGAACTCGCAGAAACGGGACTACAGTACCGGTGTGAATATCCTTACTCGTTCCGGATATAAAGGTTTTGTTGCCGCCCGCCTTGCCCGACAAGGAGAAAAGCCGCATACCCGTGAGAAGCTGGAGTATGAAATCCGTCAAATGATTAAAGTGTGGTACCATCCCGACGACCCGCGATTTGAGAATATAGACCTGGCGGATGATGCGGTACCGGGTAATGACGGGCGTCCCGAAACAGTTACGGAAGAAACGGCGGCAGCCATTGTTGCCATTGCGGAAAATGAACTGGCGCGTGAAGCGGATGAGCAGCCTGCCTATCCGCCGGTTATTGCCAAAATCATCTATGATTTCCGTGAATGCTATAACGAGCGTTCACGACAGCATCGGTTGCTTGCCGAACTGGGTGAGACCAATACGCAGGCTGTATGTGCAGAGCGCAAGGATATTGTTGCTCGTATAGGTTACCTTTCCAAACGCATGACTTTACTGGCAGCCGTCAAAAAGCAGTTTGAACAAAACAAGGAACTGCCTTCTGAAGAACAACTGGACGAACTCTATAAAGAGAAGGATGCCCCTAAAGAGCAGCCGGACACCGAATCGGACGATACCGACATCAGTGCTTTGTCGATAGAAGATCTGAAAAAAGCGAAATCCAATGCCAAGAGTAAGATAACCAAAGCAAAGAATATGTTGCTGTATTCTTCAGAGAGCAAGCCCAAAGACGGTAAAGAAAATCCTCTTCCTGATTGCCCGAAACGTGTGAAATACGAGAAGAAGATTGCCGACCAGGAAGCATTGGTAGAAAAAATAGAATATAGACTGGCCGAACTGCAATAATGCTGGTGTGTTGCGGTGATATGAATGAGATGCCGGCGGAGAGTATGAAGGACAATGCGCTCCCTCTTCGCCAAACGGATGCGGCAATTTCCGACCATGACCTGGTTGCGGAAAAACTGCTGCATCCGGATGCCATGGGGATGTTGGTACCCGGCAGGGACAAACATTTCTATTCTTCAGGGGCATTCAATCTAATTCAACTGATTTTCTATATTCTGAAACAGACCGGTCCGGCACATCTGCTGCTTACTACCTATTCCATATCCATGGACAGTATTGCGGCGCTTCATCGCAAGACGGAAGCGGGTGAACTGTTGTCGGTACGGTTTCTGATAGACAATCGGGTACGCAGCATCTCACCCAAACCATTCGATTATCTGGTAACTACATTCCCGGACAGCTACCGCTGCCTGGCGTTGCACGCGAAGGTAGCATTATTATATAATGAGAATTGGAAGATTACCGTAGTGGGTAGCCAAAATGCTACTCATAACCCGAAACTGGAACGTGGGATTATCCATACTAGCCCGGACATTTTTGATTTTGACTTTAAGATGTTAAATGATGAATTTGACACAGCAGCAAAGTGATGAAATAGAGAAGATGGCATATCGTCTTATCCCACCGGGCTTGATTGCCATTAATATAGGTGTGGACGAAACGGATTTTACCCAAGAACTCCGAACTCCGGGTACTGAAATACGGGCAGCTTTCTATCGCGGGCATCTTCGTCAGATGGTCGAAGTACGTGAAGTAATCATCAAATCCGCCGTCAATGGCAGTAATCCGGCACAGCAGGAGCTGATTAAATTCTTTAAATCGCAACAGCAGTATCTTGAGTATGAATAGTAATCTGACAGCAGCCAAAAGCAAGGCCGCACTGGAGGAACAGTCATACGAGCTTATCCGCCAGCACATCATTGACCCTGAAAACAGTCCGTTACCGGAACATTTGCAGGTACAATGCAACCGGGTGTTACAGATAGCCCGTCTTTTGGACGATTATCCGAACGAGAGCCATATCATCAATATCATGCTGGCAAAATACCGTATCTCACGTACACAGGTGCGCAAGGATATCGCCCTGGCAAAAGAACTGTTCAAGACACAGCATCAGTTTGACTGGGATTTTTGGTTTGCCTGGATGATAAAGGACCAAGTACAACTTATCCGGGATTGTAAACTCAAGGGCGACCTCAAGCAATGGAACAATGCCAAAAAAGTGCTGCATCAGATGATTGGCGAGAAACCAGCTTCGGTTGAGGACCCACGCCGTATGGAGAAGAATGTTTTCTATATTCAAATCAACAGCATGGGGCAAAAGGTGGATATTCCTCTGAATGCCATCCGCAACCTTTCACAGGAAGAGCAAAAGGTTTTGGTCGATTCGATGTATACCCCCATCGATGATGCACAAGCAGAAGAAATAATGAACTCATAAATATATGAAAATATGATTGATACATTGATTGTTACAATTGTGATATGCATTGATACCTGTAATCTCTCACCGGTACAGAAATCAATTCATTCCGCATTTCGTGAACTGAATATAAAAGAGGCTGTTATCCGGGCGGTAGAAGATACCCGGCAACGGGAGCAGAAAGCCGGTAAACCGTACTGGCATGTAAGAAACTACTCGTTTGTTAATTCAAAATTCAGAAAACATTATGAAGAAATTAACCAATAAACGGCTTATCTCTTACCTGGTTGACCATAAGCATATCGATATGGTATCAGTCAGCAAGACACAGATTGTCTGTACCGTGTCCACCAAGTTCAAACCGGATGAAGTGCCGCAGTTACTTGCGGACACCGGGCAATCTATGCCTCGTATGACTTCTTCCGAAGGTATGAACTACATTGTATTCCCTCGTTATTGATACGACAGGAGAATGGACGAGAACGTTTGGGAAGAGGTCATCAAAGTCAACCCGGCGCAGGCCGCATTTCTGGTAATGCCGTATAGGAACGGATATGTCATCTATTCACGCGCCACTGGTAAATCATTCATTACCGGCGCCGTGATAGATGACAATATCCGGCTTATGCCGCGCGGCATTACCACACTCACCCAGGCCACCATCGGCCAGGCGCTCACTAAAACGTTGCCTTCAGCTTTCAAGATGCTGGAGATGCTCGGTTACAAGCAATGGGACCCGGTCAGCAAGACCGGCGATTATGTAGTTTGTCGCCGCCCCATTGAGGGATGGTACAAACCCTATGAGCACATCATGTCTTATGAATACGGCATCAGCTTCAGCAACGGGCACATGCTCTATATCCTTACTCAAGGTGGCAACAGTCGTGGCCCGAATGCCGACTACAACATCACCGACGAAGCGCTGACGCTCGATAAGGAAAAATTTGACCAGGAAGCTGCGCCTACCAACCGCGGTAATGAGCATATTTTTGGGCACAAATCGGAGCATCCGGTATTGAAGCATCATGGCAATACCTTCTTATCTTCCATGCCTTATACTCCCGAACAGAAATGGCTGCTTGAACCTGCCAAATATTATGAAGAGGAACGAGACATCCGGCTGTTCGATGTCTGGAACAAGATTGTGCGGTTACAGATGCAGCTTATTGATGCACGCATTGCCGGTGATGCAGGGTTGTTCAAGGAAATCTGGAATGAGACCGTTCGTCTCCGTCAAAGCATTACACCATTCGTCTCACGGGACGGTACGCTATTTATCCTCGGTTCTATCTTCGACAATATAGCTAATGTGGGCATGAACTACATCCTGAACCAGTACAAGGTGATGGATAAACTTTCCTTCATGATTGAGATATTGAACTATATGGTGGATAAGATTGATAGCTGCTATTACCAATTGGATGAACGGCATGTGTATTACAACGCGACCAATGACGACTATATACGGGACTTTGCCGAGGATACCGGCTTCGATTGGAAACGGTTAGGCAATAACGATGACAGCCGTCGTGACCTGGATTGTAATCCGAACCAGCCGATAGAGCTGACACCTGACTGGGGTTCGGCAGCTTCTTTCCTTGAAGTGGGTCAGGAACGTAACTATGACTTCGTGACGAAACTGTTGACACGTGAGCCGGTGGATAACAATATCAATGAGTTCTTTGTCAAGCGTGACGAAGAGGACGACACTATGGTGAACGCGCTGATGGATAAGTTCTGCCACTATTATCGTAACCATATCAACAAGCACGTGCACTATTACCGTGACCGCTACGGGGATGCACGCCGTGCCAACAACAAAAAATCCTACAATGAGCTTGCCGTTGAGCGCCTGGAGAAACACGGGTGGACGGTGGAACAGCACACCCATGCAGGAATGGAACCGCCACAACATGATAAGTATTTGCTTTGGGCTTCCATCCTGGCAGAGAAAGATGAGCGGTTCCCAAAGAAGCGTTTCAACGGCTCGAAATGCAAGTATACACTCATCTCCATGAATAACACCCGTGTCATCGAAGACCGTGAAGGACGTTTTGCCAAGGACAAACGCAGTGAGCGTAATCAGTCCATTCTTCCGGAAGAAGCCACTCATTTCGGAGACGCGGTGGATAAACGCGTATGGACGAAGTACGGGCATTTGCTTAGGCAGGCTTACGGGTTCGTGGATGCGCGTATCTGATTAACCTTACATACATTCGCAACAGCAATCGCAATGGATATGGCAGGACTTGCAATCTTTGCAAAGACAATCGCAACCTTTGAGGACAGGATACTGTACTGAATAAACGTCCGAGGGGGTGTGCCGCCTATCATATTTCCTTTAAAATTGTGAATTTTATTAACAGTTGGGATAGGGCGCGGTTGGGAGAAACGTCCGTTTCTCTTTCCATTCGGATGGAAAGCGGGTGTTATGTGTTCATATTTAGCGGAATATCTTTTTAATAACATTCGTTAACGGTTTCCCGGGCGCGCAAAATTCGTACCGAGAAAGCTGGTAATAAATCTGCTTTCTCGGTACGAATTTTGCGCGGTTAAGCGGTAAGAAGCAGCGGCTTCTTGGATCTGTTTGCATCCATGCAGGTACGCCCGGTATTGTCTATTCAAAGGATGTACCGGGCAGAGCGGTATAGTTTTCAACTATGTATCGCAGGCTGTTTCCTTTTCTGATTGTCGCCCTTTATCTCTGTCTCCTATCACCACGCAGTTTCGCTTTTTTGTGCTGCAAAGGTAAATGTTGACGTCACTGGCTCAAGTTCGGGCTGGCGTTTCATAAAAAATCTCCACCTGTACAGGTCGTATTCAAGCCGTTCCGGTTTTCTGAAAAACTTGCTCTTGCTCCTTACAACACCTTTTGATGCAGCGTAAAAAAGGCGAAACATACCGCGTAGCGACAGGCGACGCAGAAAAAAAAAGCTCCAATCAGGGAAACAGCCAATTAGATAAGGCTCACACCCGGAAGCTCAAGGTTCAACATAAAATTTGCAGCATTATGAAAACATTCACTTACAAACAGGCTATCGAGGTTTTGAACAAATATTTCAAAGGTTATAAGGTACTAAAGAAGTTTGACGGCATCAGGGAACTAAGTATTCTTTTTCGGGATGCGAACGGCAAAAAGTGGGAACTTCTTTCAACGGCCGACCCCTATTTTCAGACGGTAGAGGATTTTGTAATCATAGAGGCGTAATAATTTAATACATAATATTTTTATGGAAACTTTGTTTGACAGTGCTTGCCGCTACATGAGCGATAGCGAACTGATATACGAGATAACCAACAATAAGAAAATTGTCACCGAGACGGAACAGCAAAGCGGGGAATATGATTTGAACGGTTTATTCTCCTCGTTGACACCCGGCCGCAAAAAGGTGGCTACGGCTGCCATTGAACTGTACAGGCGGCTGCAAAGCAGGTATAACGGACAGGACGCTATCCGTTGCAGTCAGGATATTAATGCGCTGATGTATCCGTTTTTGTGGGATTTACCGAATGAGGAACTTTGGGTACTGGCTTTAAATAACGCTTCACGGGTGATAAAGAAAGTACGGGTGTCGGTTGGCGGCATAACTCAGACGGCGGCGGATGTAAGGCTAATCATGCGTATATTGGTGGAAGTATCCGCAACGCAATTTGTCGTAGTACATAATCATCCGAGTGGGAGCAAACAACCCAGCAGGGAAGATGAGAACGTAACGGAACGTTTGAAAAAGGCGGGTACTCTGTTTGATATTCATATGATAGACCATATAATCATAGCAGGAGATGCCTATTACAGCTTTGCCGATGAGGGACGCTTATAGGGGGGGGGGAACGGGTGCGGGGTGGCGCCCGTTTCCGTTTGCTCGCACACTCACAAACGGAAACGGGCGTAAAGAGATATTTTTTTATTTTTCCGTTCCTTCAACCACGGAGAGGGACTTGTTTAAAGTTAAAAGGATATAATTTTATATCTTTTGTTGGATAAATATTTGCTGGATATAAAATTATATCCTATCTTTGTAGCGTAATCAAAAAAACAATATGATATGCCAACAGTTTTAATTTTATTCGGATTGAAATTTAAAATCTACACAGCGGAACACCAGCCACCGCATTGCCATGTCACCAGCCAAGACGGGCAAGCCAAGTTTGAAATCAGAGACGAAGTCAAATTGATAGAGAACAAAGGTATGAAGCCTAAAGACTTGAGTTTGGCAAGAGCGATTTTAGAGGAAAATCTGGAAATTATTCAGGAAGAATGGAAAAAATTGCATGGGGATTTTTAATCCCCCATGCTTCCCAATATAAAGAAGGAGGTTGATATGAAGATTATTAAATTATGGTTTGAAAATGGTAGGATCTATGTAACCAATGACAAGGAGGAGACTTTGTACCAATCTTTGAAATTCTATCCTCGCTTGTTAGTGGCTACCGATGAGCAACGTGCGAAGTATGAATTTGAACCGTTTGGTATCCATTGGGATGACATAGACGAAGATATGAGCTATGAAAGTTTCTATTACGATGATACTAAAGAACCGACTCCTGGTATTCAAGACGCTTTCTTGTCTAATCCGGAACTGAATATTTCAGCTGTTGCTCGCCGGATGGGGATACAGCAAAGTTTGTTGGCAAGTTATATAAAGGGGACAAAGGTGCCTTCTCCGGAAAGAAAGAAGCTGATACTGGACACTATACATGATATTGGTAATTCTTTATTGGCTGTATCTTTCTGAGTTTATAAGTAGACAGATAAAAAAGGTTTCCACGAGTTGGGAACCTTTTTTGTTACATACAGACGATATATAGGTAAAAATTACATGACTTCATTTGTTATATCAAAAATAATCCCCATATTTGCAGTGCGAAACAGTATAACCCTGATTGGTTGTCGATGTGCATCGTATAATGCTCACAAGTTTGCGAGCTTTTTTTATGCCCATACATTAACCATTTTACTGACGTCAGTAAAATGATACATACGAATTTGGCGGCTGCCTTTCCCACACATTGTTTTGCCTCGGCAATCATCATTGTACTGTTTCGCGACACGGGATATGGCAGCCGTTTTTCTGCCTTTACGCGAAACAGTACAATGATATGAAAAATCAAACATCCGGTGCGCTCATCGCACCAGAACCCGCAGGGGTCAATGTATCTGAGAACTTGAAAGCTCTGAACGAGCAAGTGAATAACCTCCAGCACAAGTACTACCGTGCCTTGGCTCCCGACTGCGAAAAAAACACGCGAAAAGTTTGCGGATTCAAAAAGAATCATCATCTTTGCAGTGCATTCCATTTTGAACAGGCGACGACGTTCGCCAACTTTCTCCGTTGGCATTTTTTATGCCCAATGGTTAATCATATAGTTCCGACCCCCGTGTGGAGCGTTAATGCGCCCACTGCCTGTTCAAGGTGGAATGCAACGGGAAAGCGGAACTTTTTTTGTTCCCCTTCCCGTCTATAATCAACATATTGTTTCATTTTAATTGCATTCCAAAATGAGAAATCAAACATCCGGTGCGCTCATCGCACCAGAACCCGCAGGGGTCAATGTATCTGAGAACTTGAAAGCTCTGAACGAGCAAGTGAATAACCTCCAGCACAAGTACTACCGTGCCTTGGCTCCCGACTGCGAAAAAAACACGCGAAAAGTTTGCGGATTCAAAAAGAATCATCATCTTTGCAGTGCTTACCATTTGATACAGGCGAGAAGGCTCGCCATAGTTGCTGCGGGCATTTTTTATGCCTATCAGTTTACATATAGTTCCGTCCCGTGTGGAGCGTTAATGCGCCCACAGCCTGTATCAGGTGGTAAGCAACGGGGAGCGGAACTTTTTTTGTTCCCTTCCCGTAATAATCAACCTATTGTTTCATTTTAATTGCTTACCAAAATGAAAAAACAAACTTCAGGTACATTGTATGTACCGCAATCCACAGGGGTAAGTGTACCCGAAAGTGTAAAAGCTCTGAATGAGCAAGTGAATAACCTCCAGCACAAGTACTACCGTGCCTTGGCTCCCGACTGCGAAGTCAAGACCGAAGCCGACAGATGGTATTTCCGTGCTATCGGCTGGACATGCGCCAGCCTGGTGTTCCCGCCACTGGTCATCGCTGTCGCATTGTGCGTTTACAAGGCAAAGAAGTGCCGGAAAGGAGGCGAGGCATGAGCAAACATAAAAAAATCAGCGAAGATGGCATATTTGTAACGAGCCAACGCAGTCATTCGGCTACCAACACCGATGAATATAATTATATGTTGTGGTATAATGGTAACTATATAGCTTGCGATATGTCTGCCGATGAGTTACGTGAAATCATTGCCTGCATGCAAAATGCCCTAAAGGTTAATGAGGAAGGAGGTGAGAAATGAATACCGAAATCAATAACATTGTATTGACCTCCTCCATCAGCGAAACCATCTCGATTTTGCAGAGTGGCGGTGCTTATGCTTTTTGCAATTCCATAGACAAAGCCACTGGATTAATCCTAGACTTAAAAGTCGGTAATAAAGTTAGTGCTGATGACATTATATCCGTAATAAGTGATTTGCGTATCGTATCATCCATGATAAGAAATTTGACTCCGGAAGAAGAGAAAGGAGGCATACAATGAGCAAGAAGATAGGATTCCGTTCTTATCAGGTCGATGAAGAACCGGACAAGCTGGACGAATTAGAGAAGCAACAAGCTGAACGGCAGAAAGCTATGGCTGACTTCCTGGGACAGAGCTATTCACCCATCGGTACCACTTCACAGAAATGTTACAAGACCACCGCTGAACTGGTATATGAACTGTCGAACATCATCGATATTGCTCCGATGGAGCTGGCCAAACAACTGGCTGATGCCGGGTACCATATAGAATATTTGGCGGGACAGCCCTACTGGGTGATGTACGAGAAGCCATAAAAACACTAACCGGACATTTTTTTATTTTTAAAGTCTTTGCTCGTGAGAGTAAGGGCTTTTTTTGTCCTATGATAGCGGATGGCAGAATTCTATCTTTGTGACAAAAAAGAGATATGATACGTTTTTTTACAAAATTCGTCGGTACCTACGGGTACGATTCACTGAAGGAGTTTTTCCTTTCGATAGCTCCGAGCTTCAAGTATAACCTACAACTTCCTGCAATATCCTTCAGTGCCATTACCGCAATAATCAGCGAATACATAGGTATCACTCCTTTTCTGGCAATGACCATGTTGGTGGCGATTGTTTCTGAGATGTGGACGGGTATCCGGGCAAGCAAGGTTCAGGGCATAGGTTTTGAATCTTTCCGCTTTTCCCGGTGTATCATCAAATTGTGTATCTGGCTGGCCATCATTTACATTATCCATTCTTTCTATCTGGAAAGCAAGGCTATGGCGGAAGGTGACGCTGTCATGCTGCTGGCTACCGTATTCTTTTCCATCGCCAAAGTGTTTGTCATGACCTGGTTCTGCGTGGAGCATGTGACCAGCATATTGGAAAACCTTGCCGTTATTGATGGAAAACCGAAGGATACTCTAATCAGACAGGTGGAAATATTATGGGTGACGGTTACGGACAAATTCAAAAGGAAAGGTGATGGGACGGAACGCTAAGTGCATATTCCTATGTGCGGTTATCACACTTCTTGCCGGCTGGACGGGATATTGGTTTGGTTCCCGCTTCCGGAGTATCGTCCGCGTTCCGGAAACGGTTGTCCGCCATGATACGATACGTCCCGAAGTGCCCAAACCGAAAGTGATTGTCAGGGAAATACCTGCTGACGTGGATACGGCAGCTATATTGGCTGACTATTTTGCGGAGAAGCATTATCTAGATACAATCATTGAATATCCTTATCTGCGAGTGGAACTGGCGGATGTAATATCACATAACGCCTTGCTTGACCGAACGGTAGCGGTGGATTATAGGCAGCCGGTTGTTCATAACAATGCTTTGACGGCAAGTATCTTGCTGGGAAGTCATAGTTACATACTTTTGGCAGGATACCGCCGCAAATCCTGGGAGTTTAGAGCCGGATATGATTGGTATAACAAGGCTATGGTAATAGGTATATCTAAAGACATAAAAAAATGGTGATACAGGGATTGGACGATGGAGGAGTGTATTTTTCCGGTAATTTGACCGATGTGGCCATTACCGGTATAAACGAGTATGTTGATATCAGTCTGAGTGTGGCGGGTACCTATATAATGAGTTATGAAAGGTTCTATCCCGTAGCGGGCAAGGTTATCCTGCCAGATTTCGACAAACTGATAAACTGTTATTTCACTCCCGCTGATTTCTCAGCACTGAATGATTTTTATACGGGCGACATACGGAACATCTACATTTATTGCCGGGACAAAAATACAGCCGTGTCTCGCAGTGTAACAGTTTGGTATTCCAGAGGCAGGGTCTCAACCGGCGTGCCTGAACCCGGTATGATTTATAGCCGGTATAAAAGCGTAAATACCGCTATAGGCCGGGAAGAATACTTGCCGTTCTTTGCAGATGCCGCCATGACATTGCATATCGGTGTGGCGCATGTCCGTAATGGAGTGGAGAAATATACCCGAAAATCCGTCGCGCTGGGTGGACGGACCGGCATGCTTGCTTTTCGGGTGTCTCCGGCGAGGATTGCATCGCTTTCCGGGATTTCTGCCGATGCCATACTCTATTATGACGTGACTGTTACAGCCGGTATCGGCAGTGCGGACCAAATCAGGTACTGCATGGACAGGCATTATTACCGGAATACAAGTAATTTTATCTACCTCAACAGCTTCGGATTACCGGAGACTATCGCCTTGACCGGACTTGTGGAGTATAATCCCGAACTGAATGGTGAAATCGTGTCGCTCATGCAGGAAGATATAAGGATAGACCCCGGATTGTCGGATGTCAGAACAGTAAACAGCGGTTATCTCAGTATTGCCAAGTACAAAGCCCTGACAGATATGATAACGTCCGCTGATATCCGTGTATATGATACTGCTGGGCAGAGAAAGATAGTGGTTACGGATGTGGATCTGCTGCACAGGCGGAGCGGAAGCGAGATGTTCAGCGTTACAGTGACATACCGTCCTTCAGAACGCGGTCACATGGGATTTGAACGGATACGCAATGACAAGAAAGGTATTTTTGACCGGACATTCGATTATACATTTAACTGATTCAATATGGAAACAATACGCAGAAATCTGGCTTTGGCCGACATGGATATCCGCACGGACGAACGCGGGCGCCGGCGCATCTTTTCAATCAAGTTCGTCAGCAAGGAAGGCAGGGTGTATTTTATTCCCCAGGCATACGCATGCGGTGCAGGGCGCATGAACATGAAGGAGTACCAGCTCCGGGGCGTACAGCCCTGTGATTGCAAGGGTAATCCCGAAGGACACCCCTACCCTGTGGATATCGACCTGATATTAGAGTATAATAAAATGAAAATCGTATTCTGATGAATATACTGTTTAATTCAAGCGGCATTCCCCTGCTGATGCAGTCTACATACATATTCGGTGAGACGACGGGAACACCGCAGAAAGATATGAAGGACCGTGCCCGAATCCTGTCGCCATACGACTTGTCGAATGTCTCCTATATAGACATCGACGGGGTGAAGGTGCGCCCATGGGGAGACGAGAACGATTTTCCGCAGAAAGCGGCCGAGGAAATCGGCAACACCAGCGTGCTCAATACCGGATTGAAGTTTCTCCGTAACCTGACTCTCGGCCAGGGTATTTATCCATGCACAGTGGCCGGTTACGACGATGGCGGCAACGAGATGCTGAAGCCCGTTACGGACAGCCGGGTACAGGCTTTTATTTCATCCCGGAACGTGCGGCGCTACATGGAGAAGGTGCTGCGGGACTATTTGAAGTTCGGCAACGGCGCCGTCCAGTTCGTGCCTTCAGCAACGGTTAACTCTTTTGCCGGAGTCAATCCGGTCAATGCTCTTTATCGACGCTATTCCGAGATGGACGAATACGGTGCCTGCAAGTGTATCGTTTCCGGCTATTGGCCGCAGCATCCGGACAAGGGGCAATACACCAGACTGGATGTATTGTCCGAATATGACCCGCAAATGCACGCCGAGGTACTGAAGTTTGCCGGAAAGATGAAGGATGGTTTCATCATGCCGGTGCGTGACAGCTGGAGCAATGATGACCTTTACGGTATGCCTATTTGGTGGCCTGCCTACGTCTGCGGATGGGTGGAGATAGCCCATCTTATCCCCCATTTTCTCAAAAAAGCCTACAAGAACCAGATTACCTGGAAGTGGCATGTACAGATACCGTATTCCTATTGGGAGAAAAAATATCCGTCCAAAGACTATTCGGCCAAGGAACGTGAGGCGGCCATACAGAAGTACATGGACTCTGTGGAGCAGAACCTTTGCGGCCCGGATAATGCGGAAAAACCCATTTTCTCGCATTATGCCGTGAACGAGATGAACGGCAGGATTGAGGAAGAATGGAAAATCAAACCGCTGGAGAATAAATACCAGGGCAGTGATAATCTGCCTGTGTCGGCAGCCGCCAACTCGGAAATCCTATTCGCCCTAATGGTCAATCCCAATGTGCTCGGTGCCGGTATGCCCGGCGGTACATACGCGGGCAACCAGGGCGGTTCCAATATCCGCGAGGCATTCCTCGTAAATATAGCCAATGCGTGGATTGACCGGCAGAATATCCTGGACCCGATAGAACTCTACATAAAGATGAACGGTATGCCGGAATGTGAGTTGCGTTTCCGCAATACTGTTTTAGTAACCCTTGATACTGGCAGCGGTACCAAAAAAACATTGAGCTAATGATATTCAGTGCAGAAAAATGGAACAACGGCAAGGAGTTGAAAGCGGTGATGAAGGTGAACACCGCCATCTCCTTTGACATGATGGAAGCACCGCTTCGGAATGCTTTCCGGCAGTACCTTGTACCGCTATTGGGCGATGCGATGGCGGGTGAAGTGGTTGAGATATACAGATTCGGTCCGAATCCGGATGTACTGGAACAGAATACTGAAGGGGCAACCGAACGGGAGCAGCTGGACAGCCGCCTGCTGGAGATTTGCAAGCGGGCAAACGCAAACCTGGCGTTCTGGAATGACTTTGATGAAATCAGCATGCGAATCACCGATGCAGGCTTCCAGCGACAGAAGTCTGACAACAACGAGTCATTCCAGCAGGTGTACAAGTATCAGGAAGATAACCTGCGGACATCGTTACGGAACAAAGGATTCAATGCGCTTGACGAACTACTTGAGTTCCTGTATACCCATATAGCGGAATATCCGGAGTTCGCGACCTCGCAGGCTTATCAGGACCGTAAATCCGCCATCGTTCGCAGTACCGCGGATGTTAATGACGTCTGTTTTATCAATGGCAGCCGGATTATTTTCCTGCGTTTACAGCCGCATCTGAAGTTTGTCGAGGAAATGCTGCTTCAGCCGGCTATCGGTGACAAACTATACGAACATTTGATTGACGGGCTGGTCAATCCTTCTGAAGATGACGGGCGGCGGAAAGATGTGGAACGTCTGCGCCTGGCCTGTTCCCGCTACATTGTTGCGATGGCGGTCAGACGTCTGTTGATGGAAACGGGCAGCATAACGGACCGGGGACTGTACTTCACTACGGTACAGCCTGGTGAAAAAGGCAATGAGGAAAGGAAACCCGTTGATGCGGAACGAGTAGCTGTACAGATTCAGAACCTGAAGGCGGATGCGGATATGTACATGACGGCTCTGCTACGGGCGGCACGCTGTTATTTTTCAGAGCTATATGCCGGTGATCCCAGGAGGATATTCGACCGGGATAATAACCATAAACGTACATTCTGGACATGAAAGAGCTTCGCATTGAATACTGCAGCCTTGGCATCCGACGTGAAGTGACGCGCCCGGTACCTGAGAAATGGGAAGAACTGACACCGGAACAGTTCCTGCTCGTGTCGCAGCTGTATCTTCAGGAAATGGATGAATCATTATTCCTGAAGAAGTTCTATTCCCTGCCGTCCGGAGCCGGTTCCGATAATTATTACAGGTATAAGTTGGGCGAGCTTGTAGAGTTCATCAGTAACTGTCGTGTCCGGATGGACCATTTCATACTTTCCGATGTAGCGGGGCTCAAGGCGCCGGGTGAACGTCTGAAAGGAATGTGTTTTGAACATTTCATGCACGTGGACACGGCTTTCAACCGATATGTCCGTGACGGCAAGGATTCATCATTGGATATTTTCGTGTCAATGTTATATCTGAAGGGTAACGAGTATATTGTCCTACCGTCAGGCAGAAAAAACGGCTTATTTAGCCGTCAGAAACCCCTGATATTGCAAAAACGGGTAATGAAGGTGGCAAAGATTGACAGGCATATCAAATACGCCATATTCCTGAACTACGTTTTTGTCAAGAGGTGGCTCTCGAAAGCTTTTCCTTTCCTGTTTCCGCTGGATGACGAACGGGAACCGAAGGGCGGGCAAAAGAAGCCGGCTGCACCGTCGGTCAATTGGCTCGACATATTCGATGCCTTTGTCGGTGATGATGTGGCGGTCATGGAGAAATACCAGGCAATGCCGGTGGCAACTGCATTCCGCCTACTTAATAAGAGAATACGTGATGCTCAAAAACAGAAAAAATGACATTTTCAGAGTATATAGAGAAATTGGCCGAAAGGCACATTGACATCCGGCACAAGAAGAACGGTGAGGTGCACTTCCTCTCATCCGAAAGGGAGAAGCATACGGCATTGGACAGTGTGCTCCATTATCCGGCGGTGATTCTGGACCGTGGTTACGGATTCGGTTACGGCGGTGGTCCGGGAGCTTATAAAAAAGACCGGAATTACCTGTTGTTTGTAGTGGAACATGTATCCGACACTTCCGATTACGTTCAGATAGAAACAGTTCTTGAAAAGTGTGAACGTATTCTTGACGAGATATTCAACCAGATACTTGAAGACAAACGGAAGAACCGCCAATGGCTTGCCTTCTCACTCGAAGAGGTGGAAGCGGATTATGTTGTAAATTCCGATAACCAGCTCTACGGAGTCATTGCGGCAATACCGTTGTCCGAGCCTTATAAATCTATAAACTGCCGCAAGGCTTTTTTATTGGATAGAACTTTTGACGAAACTTTTGATAAAACTTATAAATGATATGGCTACACAATCTTATGAACAGTTGATTTCCGGAGCAAATAAAATCAGGCAGAATGAACTTCCGGAATCCAATACGGCCGCACTGGTCGGAGAACAGCTTCTCCAAATGGTAAACAAACAGCAGGAAGAGCATCAGCAGAGGGTAAAAGGAACTACCGAGTACAATATTTCCGTCCAGCATCCGACTTCGGGAATCGACGGAAGCAACAAGTACAGTCTGGAAGGCGCCATCGCCCAAGTCCCGCAAGAACTTAGAAATATCGGGCTGAAGGTGTCATTCATCAATTCAGAT